AGCAAATTTTCCGTACTATGTTCAAAAAAACAAATTTAAAGATGTTTGAGGGAAATGTAGAAAATTTTACAAAAGAACAGTTGGCAGAATTATTTGATTGGTTTGCTGCTGATGTTGTTGAATGGGATAAGTCTGTTACAAAGCATGATATGTTGTATGTTGTTTTTAAAATGTTTTTAAAAATTGATTGGAAATATTTATTACAAGCGGGAATTAATCAAGCCTGTTTTGTGTACACTTTATTTTGTTATTTTGCCACTTGGTATGTTGGTAATTTGATTTCAGTTACCAAAGATAAAAATTGTCCCATGTTATTGTTTTTGGGTACTATGCCCAGTGGGACTTATTTGACTGCATATGGCAATAGTGAAATAAATAATATGAAAGCAACTAGAGTTGAATTTTTAATAGATTTTATATATTATGAAAAGTTTAAGGTGTTTGATATTAAATTGGGTTCTGCATTGATGTGGGTTACTTATGGAGATGATTTAATAATGGCATTATTAAAATTAATAAAGGATGAATTAAAACTTGATGATGAACAATTTGGTATATTGGTAAAATATGCATATAGGATGAAATTTAAAGAGGAATTCAAGGCAAAGCATTATTTTACTAAATTGGATCAGAATACTGAACCATTATCATTAGAGTGTAATTTCTTGAAAAATTATTTTGTTTTGGAAGGTGATAGCATTTTTACTTATAGAGATCATAAAGATATAATACCGAAAATTTATAAAAATGCACATAATGTTGGCTCGACGGTGCAAGAGTGTGTTAGATTGATAGGATTAGCTTGGTCTTGTGGTAAGAATAAAATTGCTTATGATTTAATAAAAGGTTTATATGAAAAAAATAAACCCAAAATGCAAATTATGATTGATGAAAGAACATTAAGTCAACAAAAAATAGGTTTTAAAATAGCTGGAATTAGAAACGAAATATTGGGTAAACAGTTGAGTTTCCCAACACACGATTACATTTTGGCTCAGCAGTTATGCGATTGGTCTACTAAAAGTGAAATAGACATGAATGATGAGAAGTATATTGAGAGCCATTTAGTTTGTTAACTTCTCATAATGACTCCAAATTGAACTGGCTTGACTAGTAGTCATTTAAAAAATTTTTTAAAAAAA